CCCGTTTGGCTTCGGATTTGATTTATCATTATCATTATCATTATCATAAGCATCTTTGTTGTTCAGCGCTAAAGGGTAACGCGCTTTAAAGATTTTTCCTAAAAATCAGTAAAACCGTCCAAGAATGGCTTGGGGCACCATTAAAAGAGTGGAATCTCTAGTCAAGTTTTATTTTCAAGAAACTTGGTAATCTTGGCACTAGTTATAATTTATATATATATACAATTTATTTTTATTATTTTAATTTTATTTTATTTAATTTGTTTATTTTATTTTATTATTTTAAAAAAGTGGCGAAAGCCTATTATTTATAGTTTTGTAAGACGCTAAAACAGGCAAAATTTTCAGCATCTTTCTTTGTAGGTCGTGGAGCGACGGTATATTCTTTATCATCCAGGAACATAAAAGCAGTAAAGAGTGGGGCATGATCAGGTGTGCCAGACACTCTATTAGTAAAGATATGTGGTAAAGGTTTCTGTTGTTTCATAAGTATCTCATTCAACATACCTTTATAGTTTATACCCTCCATATATTGGGGTTCGAAAACATCGTTTACTTTAGGTAAGGGTGTAAGTTTCCTCTTGATAGATTGAACATCTTCAAGTTTAGTAACATACTCTTCGAGCGATATCGATAGAGTTTTATAGTGTTCTACCCTTCCTTCTAAATCAGTACATTTTCGATGTAAAAATTCTATAAGTTTCAATTTTTCTTCAAGTGTTTCTTTTAATTGAGTATTTTCATCATTAAGATCAGTAATCCAATCTAACACTTGGTCTTGCATGCTTCGAAAACTAGTTATGTCTAATTGAGACATACTTATTTTCTTCCTTCCACCTCCCGACCTATCATGCAGGTTCTACTCATTGCCGACATCGGTTAAGGAAATGCCTGTCACTTCCATATAACCGGTAATAGCCCATGTAACTAGTATTGTAGAAACTAATTTTATAGTGGTATCTACATAACTGGGATCCATAGCAAACTCCATACTAGAATATATTGCTAAAGCAGCAATTGAGTTTTCATCAACATACCTTCCATACCAAATAGATCCTTTTGAACCAAAAGTCATTTGTCCTGTTTCATCAAAAACAAGAAGATCTGCGCCATTTACTTTTAAATTGGCAACAAACTTCAAAATATACAGAAAATCAGTATGCGGTACAATCGCAGTGGCAGCTGCATTAAGTGCAACTGCTTGTCCAGAAACTATATTCGGAAAAGTAGCCAAAACTAATTGCGCAGCGAAATTGTACGTTTGGTAACTGTTAAAAGAAACAGGTTCAGTAATATCTCTAACATAAAAGCTACAATCATAATGCATTACAACACTGCCAATTGTAAGTTTTGCAGTGGATGTATTAGTAAAACTAGAGGCAGCAAGTATAACAAAGTAACCTTGCATTTCTTCTCTAGCATCTTCGCCTCCATAATTATAGTAATCCAATAAAGAATCAGGATTAGAGAACATAGTAGTTCGACCATAATCATAAGAATTAAAAATATTTGCTCCTTGATGAGCTAAAGCTAAGCGCATAAGTTCAGTAGGATTATTCGTAGTAACAGAATAATTTTCCGCTGGATCATAAACAGTGAACATCATAAGAGATCCATCCTGTGTCGAAGGGGTGCTCGGGACATATTCAAATGTGCAGTGGTGAAACTTGTACTTTTGGTACAATGTTGCCATCTGGGCAAGACGTGTGCCGGCTAGCATCTGGGGGTTCATGCTATAGACCATTAGGACATCTCCTGCAGTCGTGGCGGCCAATGGGCTCGCGACGCTGGAGGGATATACTCCAACAAAATCTAAAAACTCTGACCCTACACAGTTTACTCCTCCTCCTCTCATAGGTGTCTCTTTTGGTTGCATCAATTGCAAAGGTTTTCCATAACCTGTCCTTCGTGTAACTCCAACAGATTCACGTGTTGTTTGTTGCAAATTTTGTTTAAAAAGCTGGACAGTAGTTAAATTATTTCGTAAACCTTGTTTACTTTTCACCTGTTTATTCTTTCTCTTTTTCTTTCGAAAATTAGTTTGAGTACGCGGTCTAGTATTATTCCTATTAGTTTCTAATCCCACCCTACGTTTCGGTTTTCTTCTATTTCTTCGTCTAGGTTTTCGATTTCTCTTCTCATTTCCGATGTTTCGATTTTCGGACTGAAGAGATTTCCCACGAATGTTATTACCCCCTCTACGGCGGTTTTTATCCATCCAGGAACGAAACTCCCTAGGGTTTTTATTGCTGGGTGTACTATGTAATCTAAGAACTTTTCCAATGTGTCGTCCCAAATTGATATTTTCTTCTTCGATTTGGGTTTGGTAGTCCTCTGAGTATTCTTCATTTTCTTTGAAATTTTGACTAAATTCTTTCTTTTGTCTTTGATATTCATCGATTCGACCCTCCGATTTAGATCTTGTATTTCCGTAAGTAAGTCGTTGTATTGATTCAAGGGTCTTTTGGCCTTTCTGGTCATTCATATATTTTCTTCCTTCCACCTTCCACCCTCAAGGCAGAGCTCATACTGTATGCGCTCTTCACGCCCTGGGATATAACCAGTTTCTAAATCATACAAGTTCGCATAACGTTTAACAAACTCTTTATATTCTTCATAATGTGGAGTGAATACAAGTAATTCTAGAAGGGCCTTAAACCTCTCAATTTGTTCATCGGGTCCTTCATTAGTCTCTAAAACTACAGTGGAGTTTTTAACTTTAACATAATCAAAATATGGCACTAATTTGCCAAAATATTCTTTGATTTGAAATCCAAGAAAAGAATGTCCTTCTATACAAGCAGAATAATTCCATTTCTCTGCATTGTTATATTCGATAGCCATACCAAATTCTTTAAAAATAGCATCTTTTCTTATTGGATCCTTCATAAAGCTCCAAGCATCAGTGTATCCACTAACATTATCGTCAGAGTATATAACAGCTCTGACATTATCTAAAATTGCTCTCAAAGACGGATAAGAGCCAAAAATATCTTTTGCTCCTCTTAACGCTTCATAGAGTATTATCATAATATGTCCGACAGTATTGTCAGACGTCGTGTTCTCAGATCCAGAACACTGACCTACATCCATCTGGATTAATTCTCCAGTGGGCAACATGACATGGGGAGTTATCTCATCATCGGCCATAAGCCAAAAACCAAATGTCTCATCCTCAGTCATATCTAAAAATTTCTCTCTCAACTCATAAGTATCTTGTTTGAGTGGAAAAGATTTATCCCAATAAGTAACATCATAATCAACAATGTGGGGATAGAATTTAAACTTCTTAAAGAGTTTATGAAAACCTTTTCTATGCCAGTTAAATCCATATGCGGACCATGGCACCTTTTTCATGTGTTCATTAAAACTCTGTGAATAAACCTTTTGCTTCATAAGGTAAGTAGCACAAGCCATCATAAAAGATCGTTGTTTATGTTTATCCACTATCTTCAAAATATCTAGCTTCTCCTTTTTCATGGCAAGATGCCAAATATAGGGTTCATAATCAGAATAAAAATCTTCAATTATCCATTGCTCAGGCACTTCTGCCTTAGTTTTGAAATACAAATTAAGTGGAAAACCTGGACCAGTAGAATAATCCATATAAAGCGATGTATACTGGGGTTTAACTTTAGGTATATACTCCTTCAAATACAAGTAAGTATAATGTTTCGCCATCTCCCAGACATCATTATCAGGTATTATCTTAGCATGATCAAAGCCTTTTACGGCAGTTTGATAGTTAAGTTCAGTCGTTCGGACCACTCCTACAGTAGGTTCGTGGCCTAATAAGGTCCTCGCATTATTGTCTATGTCTAACCTATACGGTGATTTGTGAAATTTAAAGTAATTAACATTTCTCCTAATAAAACCTATAACCTTGATAAATTTAAAACCAAATCTATCATGAATATTTTTATTGAAATGCATTACTCTCGGGGTTAGACACCAATGAAGCGAGGACGTTAACAAAAAGTTGTAAGTTCATCCCCAAAAAGATTTTGAACAATCCATTGGGAATGAACACCCATACATATATTATCTTTCTGGGTATCACTAGTTGTCTCACATTCTTCATGAACAGCAATAACATAATCATTATGTAAATAGGGAGAACCACAGCTTCCCGGAACGGAGCTTCCAATAAATTGGTAATAATCTCCTTCATATATTCCATTTCCAACAGTAAATTTCTTTTTAGTATCAGTATAATCGTAAAAATGCATAGCAACAATTGCATTAACTTTATTTTTAGGACTAATAACAGCAAATCTATGTGGTGTGTATCCATTTAAAATTCTATTTTCACTCAAAAGTGAAACAGGTACAAAAATAAAATAAGTAGTTTCGATAACTCCATCACCTTTCAAATCAACAGATGAAGTAATTTCACCTCTTGAAAGAGTGTATATGTGATTATGTCTAATAGCATGAGTACTAATCAACAAACCTTGAAAATTTATTTTATCTTTAGTAGTATAAGTAACATACAAAGCCTCACTAATACGAAGTCCATCCTCTAAAAGATTGACCATAGGCCTAGATGGCTCAACGATAGGTGGGTTAATTTTTGATAAAGCTTCTTTTCTTTTAAGAATTTTAACATCACCAAATTGTACAACTTCACCTTCAGGAACTATAAGGGGTTCATCTTTAACAAATTTTTGATTCCTCTCCTTATTTGAAGTTTTCTTAAAACAAGGTGAACATTTCTTAGAATATGTTTCAGTGTTAAACATGAAAGCCACAGGGTGACCACATGAACACAATTTACCTGCTTCAAAAGTCTCTTGGCATCTAGAACAATATTTTCCATACCCATTAGAATTTTTATCAAAAGCTAATCTAGATCCACAATGGCAAGTACCTGGTTCAGAAACACTAAAAGAGTGTTGACCAGTATCAGTAGTAAAATCTATATTCCTAACATATTCCACAGTCTCATCAAGACTTTCTTTGCTGTTTTGATAAACAGATTCATAAACATCACAAATTTCTTCTAATTCAAAAAGAACTTCTGTGGCATACCTATAAGTATCCCACAAATTATCTGTAATAGCATCATTATCTTGATTCATATAAATTGTTCTATGTAACTCATGAACAACTCTTTTCATGTCATTTCTCTGACGTCTTGCAGTATCAATTGTCATTCCAAACAGAGAATCAATCTCAGATCGTCGTTTGTAATATTTAACCTTGGAAACATTAACCCTAAAAATTTTTGCTTTAGCTAGGGCAGAACCATATAGTGCAGTAAATTGCCTATAAGTTTTCTCATTCCATTTCAAGGAATTCTTAAGTTCATTAAAGTAAAACAAATCATCAAACTTATCAGCAATATCATCAGTATCACTACCTCTCAAATAGCTATTTCCTACAGTTTTACCCTCTTTTTCAACATGAGTGTACAAACGTAGATAAGTTTCTTTGGCTCTTCGTAGTTTCTTAGTTTTAGTCTCTTCCTCTTGTGTCGTTTTCATAAAATACAAATATGCAACAATAGCAACAACTACTACTATAGTAATAGCAAGAATAACCCATTTGGGTTGACTAATAGCTTCATATAACCATTCTCTTAGCCAGACTAAACGTGAGGCATAGGTCATATCTTCTTCACTAATAATAGTTTCATCTAGAAAAGCAACCGAGTATAAATTATCACTAACATCTGAAACATCTCTATGTATCAAATTACTAGCAGATATACAGTCGCTAGGATCAGCAACATATTCCTCATTAGTTATCAACTTATAAGTGTACATCCTAGTAATACCATTAACATCTTCAGATTTAATTCTAACAGCATAAATTTTAGAAACTTCAAGATCTTCCTGATGAAATTCTTGAATAAAAATATGCGCATTTGTAGAATGTTTGAAAATATCATATACTCGACCAGTCTTCCTATAAAAGAATATAGGGAGGTCTTCTACAATCTTCCCATCTTTGTCTATCTTATCAGTAAAATATTTGGGTATTCCCGACAAATTTTTAACAACTTTTGTAAGGTTGTTCATCATAGTTATAATGGGATTAGATTTAACTCCTTTTCCAACAATGAGCAACAAGCCCAAACCAGAAACTATAAATTCCATTATTTTAGTAACAACTCCTACAGAAAGATCACCAAGTGACTCTTTCTGTTTAGTCTTCTCTCGTTTTTCTTTAAAATATTTATAAGCTTTATAAACAGCTAACCAAACACAAGAAATTATAGACATATAGGTCATAATCTTGAAGGGTGTTGATTCAGCATATTCAGATACACCTTTATCAATCTCAGATTGAGGTATACCTTTATTTCGCAGTTGGTATCTTCTAACAAAAATAGCGATAGAAGGTATAGCAACTAAACCTAGAAAGGGTGCAAATGCCCATGCAAGAGGCATGGTCATACCCGCATACCATAAGACAGCTTGGGTACAATATATACCAGTGACAGTAGCAGTCCTCTTTTTAATAAAATTTTTAACAAAGGACCCTAAAGGATTTAAAAACACCTCAATAGCGGCAGTCATCCATCCATAAACAGTGTGCCAATAAACAGCAGTAGCACAGTAAGTAACAATATACCTACAAACAATATATTTTAAACGCAAAGGAAGATGAGTAATCCACGATTTGTCCAACATTCTATTAACAAATCTATCAAAAGTTCCTTTATAAACATCTCTGAGGTATCTTTTATATAAAAATAAAAAGACCCCCACTATGCAGTGATATATTACATAAAATATCATATATAATATATATACAGGCAACATAAATGGTAAAAAGATCGCAGCAACAATAAGAGCTACTCCAAACAAAAAGAAAAGAACACTCCAAACAATTTCAGAAACATAATTTATTTGAAACTTAGGAGTTTCAAGAACAGGTTCCACAATAGGAACTTTTACCTTTTTCTTCTTAGTTTTATTTCGTTTAGTCCTTTTCCTAACGGAAGACTTCATTTGTTCATCAACTTTATTTTGTTGAGTCTTCCAGTAGAGACTAGTAAGTTTTTGAGAACCTTGATTAATCTCCTCAAGGCCACTCTTATCATCATCAGAATTATTTTGGTTTTGTTCTAAGAGGTAGTAATCATGTGCGCCGTCACCGTCCGATTGGTACGTGTGATCAGGGTCACTGTTATCTAGCTCCTTTGAACTATGTTTATCATAATCATTATCATTATCATAGTGGGTTTGGATCTCACCTAAGTTAAGTCCAAATCCCGTATCATTATCATTAGAATCTTCAAGTGTGATTTCGTGTTTATTCCCCGGTTCACTTCCAGGGCGAGACATCACTTCGTCATTCTCCTCAACACTTACGATGGGAGACGAGGAAGGAATACCCACGCTGGGACTTATGTCCTCAGAGGTGGGCGTCATCTTATCAGGTAGAAAAC